AATTACACGACATCGGGTAGTGGTCTTACATTTGATATAACACTCAAGAAAGAATCGACAAGCGGTAACCTTATGTACAAGGTTACTGCTGAGTTCAAGGACAGAGGTTCTGTTTATGCTCCATTAAAGTGTTTCCTTGTTGTAGGCAAACTTAACTAAGGAGGATAATTATGACTGAGTGTATTCTTATCTGTGCTATTTGTGTTGTTGGTGTAACACAGATGGTAAAGAATATGCTTAGTGACGGTGATATTACAACCACCGGCACTAAGAAAATTAAGGGTTGGATATGGACACTAATCACTATCTTTGTGTCTATTGCCATCGTATGTGCTTATGAAATGTTGCCATCGATCGTTATAGAATGTGTACTTGTGCTTAGCACAGCGTCACTATTCTATGACACGATATACAAGAGTTTTGATAAGCTTATTAAAAATAAACTAACTGGTAATAAACCGGAGGAACATGATGGATGCGGCGACTAAGTATTTTGTTATGGGTTTTGTATGCGCTCTTATTATTCCAGCCATGCTTATTGTCTGCTCAATCACTGACAAGTTCAGAAAGAGCTCGTCTCTCGGAGATTATCTTGGAACTGGAGGAAATAAACAATCAGCAAGAGACACAGCTGACAGAGCAAGAGCAGAAATTGAAGAGCTTAGAGCTGCAAATAAGTCTGCTCGAAGAGATAATAAAAGAGCAAAAGAGCTCATTGCGGAAGCAAAGAATATTCTGGGCAGCAAGTGATATTGGCAGTCTAGCCATAGGATTTGGTGCTGGATGTATTTATGGAGTGGCTAAATGACGACTTATGATAGATATACTGGTATACAAACTGTGCTTAAGTCTTGCGGTGAAGGTGGCTGTAATTTTCTTTGTTTATTGTCTATTGCTGAAGAAGTTATAGGTAAACAAATTGATCTTATTACAGCATACAATAAGACTAAGCATCTCATTAAAGATGACTTTTATATATTTGATAATCTTGAAGTGCTAAGGTTACTCACTGGAAAGCACTGGCTCAGGAGAGAAATGTCGAATATTGAAGGTACACTTAGCAGTAATGAATATTCTATAGCTGTATACTACAATCCCCGTACAGGATACCACCATTATAGACGAAGGTCCTTTGATACGCTGAAGAGTAGTGTAACGGTTAAAGAAGGTTATATCGAAAAATACTATATCTATACACATGACTAGATAAAAGTGTTCAGGGTCAAGCAACTCTGTCTCCTTGTTGCTTGACCCTGTTTTATTATCTGGTAAACTTTGATATACTTATTGGCCTGAAGTCTTCACATCGTTTCTGGTCTGGGTGTATGAAGTCAAGTGTAACTACACATTTATGCCCTTTACGTACTCCACAGAACATGCATGAGTCATTAGCACAATAGTTAGCACAAGCTCTTCCATGAATATCATTTAACTTATACCAGCATGTATCATCTTCTTCATTGTAAAATCCACATACTGTATGACCTTCACTGCCACGGCAGCAGTCTTCTCCATAGTCTAATGTAATCATCTGAGTTCTCCTTGTTTATCATGCTTATCAATTCTCTTATTTCTTGTTCAGTAAATCCTAGGTCTATAAGAATATCAATTGTTGCTATATCATTCATTACCTCTTACCAATGTAGTAAGCGACGAAGAATGCAGACACAACAAGTAATGGATATACAACACATACTAATGTAGCTTCATCGAAAACTTCTATCATTGTAAAGCCTCCATTGAGTCTATTAGGTCCTGTATAGACCTAAACCATTGCACATGAGTATAAGGCACGATATTATCTTTATATAAAGAAGAACCATTCCTTACCAGTCCAATAGCATTATTATATTGTATCACAGTCCAAACACATTTGCGAACTCTTTTGTAATACTTTATTGCCCATGCCTGCTGTCCTGGTCTCCAGTGTACCAACAGATCTTGTCCTGGCTTTGGTGCTGGTGTCTTCTCTAGTTTTAATTCAAAGAACATTTGCAACCAGTTCTTTCCTACATACATATCAGGTATGCCTACATTCATACCTTCCGCTTCTATCTTCTGTGTAAACCAGCCGTTCTTGTCCAGGGCTGAGCACAGAGATCTTCTGAACTCAGCTTCTGACTTAAACACTTAGACCTACCTGTTTACAAGCATTGATATATCCCTCTTCTGATACGTCTCCCCAGTTATTTCCTAAGTCAGGGTCGGTATATAAAGGGACCTCAAGTTTAATTGCTGTTGCAAGTGTATTCTGAATTTCAATATATGCTTCCATACCTTCTCGTGTTTTTGGAACTGATAAGCCTAATTCATCATGCACTGTTACATGACATCTGCATATATCAAATAGGCCTGCTTCATAACATTTCACCATTCCCATCTTCATAACATCTGCAGCTGTACCCTGAATAAGGTAATTAAGCATAGGGTAAAGCCTATTCTGTTCGCGCATTTCTTGTGATACACGAGCACGACGGCCAAGGATAGTCTTTACATAACCACGGCTAGCTGCTACATTCTGTACTGCACGCATTGTAGGTTTTACAAATGACATACTTGAGTAGTACTGGTCTGCAATTTCCTTACATCTTTCCATAGGAATACCGAACTTACTTGACATAGTGTTAAGTCCCATTCCATACAGACAACCGAAGTTAAGGTTCTTGGCATGCTTACGATCAAGACCTGTCATATCCATTACATACTTATGATAGTCTGTCTTTGGATCTTCGTTATATGCACGTCTGATCTCATCTGCTCCTGGTCCAGTGGCAAAGTGACTAAGAACACGGTATTCTACCTGCTTAAAGTCAGGAGCGCCATACCAGCAATCTTCATTAGGAATGAATATTGATCTAATGTCATCTCCATACTTCTCTTTCTTAGCAGGGATTTGCTGAAGATTTGGATAACGACATGCAAATCTGCCTGTTACTGTTCCGCCATCATCCTTCTTCATAGGATAGAAGTTACAATGAATACGTCCATCAGGACATACAAAGTCAATAAGGGAGCCATCAACAAAGTTGTTCATAACAGTCTTTGTTTCTTTAATATGAATAATGTCATGTCCGACTTCACCAGAAGCAAGGAGTGCTGCATTATTGAATGATGGATTTCCTTTGCTTGTATATTCTACCGGTATCTTCAGGTTATGGAAAAGTTCCTCAAGTTCTCTTCCACTGTTGAAGTTTACCAGCATACCATACTTGTCCTGGAACTCTTCAAGAAGCTGTCTGTATTTTGCATGCAGCATGTCAGAGACTTCCTGTCTTCTTTTTGTATCTACCCTGAAACCTTCTTTTGACATATCAAGGATACAACGAAGAAGTCTACATTCTACATCGTTAACATTGATAAGATTTTCAGCTTCAAGTCTTGGCTGCTGCTTCTCAAATATGAATGCAGGTTCTTCAAGATCACCAGCCATATACTCTGAGATGTCTGAGGCATTCATTTTCCAGAGGTGTCCTTGTGGCGCTCCTTTCCATCCGTTTCTTTCACAGATATTCTTAATTTTATCTTCACGTTTACCACCGGAACCATATTTCTTGGAGATATAATCGAGTGAGTAGCTTGGCGCATAAGCATCAAGAAGTGCTTCTCTAGTGATGATGTCTTCATATCGTCCATTGATTTCAAAATGATACCTCCAGTTAATCAACCATCCAAGGTCATAGAGTCCATTAACAAATACCTTTGGACAAGGATTTGCAAACAGATCTCTAAGTACTTTTACATTGTGGTCATGTAGCTCTTCTGTACAGTCTGAGTGTGCAAGGTTAAAGTACTTACATAAATGCATGAATGGTGCATTAACACCTACACCCAGGATATACCCGTCATCTCTAAAGACTCCTGGACCCTTGTCAAGAAGGTTAGGATCCTTTGTTTCAATATCAATTACCATATAGTCAAACATGTTCTTGTACCTCTTTTCTTAATGAGAAACTTTTTGCCCGGCATTCTGCTGAGCAAAACTTCTGGTGAGTTCTACCCGTAGCAAACTCCTTGCCGCAGATAGGACATGCTCTTGTCTTAAGTTGTGGTGTATAGTGGTAAGACTCTCTGCATTCTTTACTGCAGAAAGACTTATTGTATAACTCAGTCTCAAATGACTTACCACACTTCTTGCAAGTTGCTTTATGCTTTTTACGTACAGGAATATAATAAGGAAGCTTCTGGCATACTGGGCATCGCTTAGCTGCTGGAGCTACCTTTATGAATGACTTATGGCAAACCATACATTCAATCATGTCACCTTTCATAATTACCTCTTTATTATGAACTTCCAGATAAGTTTATTTACTTTATACCTGAATGCCTCATTGAAAGTATTGTCTGAGATCATGAATAACTGTAACATTACGTCAACGACTTCACCCATGATTTCTCTATTGTTACACTCTCGGTCATTTCTGAATGAGTCCATTATTGCTGTAATAAGCTCACCACATTCTCCAGCAGCAACTAACTTCTGTGAAATAGCTCCGTTATAATCAAGAAGAGTATTACAGATGTTCGCATAGTGTGTAATCTTCATTGACTCTTGTCCAGGGACAATAGTCTTATGGGCCACGCCGAAGACTTTTACTTCAGCTACTCCATTATTGTATAAGTAGCGTTGGCAGTCTTCACAAGGAAATAGGTTAAGCCACACTGTACAGCCCTTTTCAAGGTTAAGTCCTTCTTCCGCATGTAATGGTGTACAGGTATGATCACACTTGCTGTTGCAGTTTACCGGAATATTGTGTGACAATCCAATGATCTTCTGCCCTACTGTTGCAATAGCTGCTACTTGTTTGTCTTTGCATTCAGATAACATTTTTGTTGCATTGAGTAAGTAGAATATCTTTGTTTCAAACTCATCAAACTCTGTTCTCATTTTAATTCCCCACTAAGCATAAAAGAAAGATCACAAGCAAGATGATAGATATGAGGCAAGCCAGACTCTTCATCAATTGCATCCATATTATTCCTTGCTTTTTCAGCATGACGTAAGCAAGCTTCCCAGTAGTCCTGTTTAGTCTGCATTTTCCAGCCATCAGGATTACCGTATTTCTTATTACCAAACTCTCTGACTTTAGCAATTGCTTCTACGATACCTCTAGGCACTAAAGAAAGCACAGGCTTACCTTTCATATCCTTTGGCTTAGGGCCTCCAGCTACATACTTATACTCCGGAAATACAAGTAAGATCCCTGCTAATGTGCCTTTTTCTTCTGGTGAGAATGTAGTGCCTTCATTACAGTATACAATAAGTCTGTCTCCTTCCAGTTTTATTGTTGCCTGCTTGTCTGGAAATGTACGGTCTATCTCTTTAGCGGCAGGTACCTTTATCAATCTATGGCATGATTTATCTATAATCATTCTCGAGCTCCTTAAATACGCATTTTTGAAGAACTTTTATTATATACTAATATAAATTAGTGTTCATAAAAGTCATAATATTTCATCATAAATAATGATAACAGTTTTTAGTCATCGGCTTGACAATAGTCAAGGTCTTTTTCGCACGAGTCGCTCCAACATAGAACACTCTATGCTCAGAGTCTGGCATAATATCCAGCTCAACCTTGGCTTTCTTAGACAGATCCGTCATAAGAACTACATTGTCAGCCTCTCCACCTTTAACCTGATGGATAGTAGATAAGTTTACTTTAGGCATAACTAATACTTGTTTGTTAGCAATACGGTCACGCATATATAAAATCTTATCTACACTCCAGTTGAACGCTTCATACCATGGCTTTGCCAGTGTAGCATCAACTCTTTTAATTCTAGAGAACATATATTCTTCCTGCTTGGTCATAGACCCTACTCTACGAAGTCGTTCCCATTCTGTAACAGCATGCAGATCTTTGTCACTTATCACTGGTACACCATTCATTACGTATGGTATATCAAGTCTAGTTAACCACTCTGCATACTTATTAAGTAAGTACTGGTTTCTTGCTAACAGGAGATACTGCTCGTCTCTATTGATAAGGATCTCTCTTAAGCTGTTAACCTCTTCTACCAGTCCTTTACTTCCATTGCCTGTATATTCCTTTTCTACACGCTTAGAGATATTGTCTGTAATTCTCTTTGCATATTTGACAAGGTTATCAGGCAATCTATATGACTTAGACAAAATCTCTGTGTGTCCACGTAGGTTTAAGAATGTATTCACATCCGCGCCACTCCACCCAAAGATTGCCTGGTCATCATCTCCAGCGATGTACACACGTTTGCAATGGGCAAATGCCTTGTGCACCATCTCCCACTGGAGTGTTGTCAGGTCCTGTGCTTCATCAATAATTGCAACCTCAACAGGTGCTGGTCCTTCGTAGTTCTCTATAATATCTGTGAAGTCTACAAGTGCAAAAGTTTCTTTGTACTTCTTGTACTGTTTCATAACCCACAATATTTTCTCAGAGTTCAGCTGTTCCTGTAAAGGTGCTGCAGCTGTTCTATTGTTCCTGTACAAGTCGATATATTCCATATACAAGGCATCTTCTTCACCGTCATCTAACTTAAGGCCTGTCTTATATGCAAAGTCTTTAAGTTCTCTGTCTGTCATAACCTTCCTTTTATTGAAGGAATGAGCAAAAGAGTGTAACGTTCTGAAGTATGGAAAGGCTTCATAAGGTAGATCAAACTTTGCAGCTGCCCTGTTTATACCTTCATTAGCACCCTTACGTGTGAATGTAACAAATGCTATTTGGTCTGAAGGCACACCCATTGTACCCAATTCAAAGTCAATGATCTCCAGAAGTCTGGTTGTCTTACCTGTTCCAGGTGGACCATAAATAATATTGTATTCAGCCATTTTAGAACCTGTCGTCTTCCTTCTCAGTATCAAGATAATTGATTTCCATATCCTGAAGTGAGTCCTGTTGTGTGTCAATAGAGCTAACAGGTATTGCCCATACCTTATACTCTCTTTCACCTATTAAATAAGATATAATCTTTGCACCCTTGTCAATAAGATTGTTCTGCATTTCCGCTTCACTATATCCTTTGAAGTCCTTGATAGTTGTCATGAACTCAATATAGTCTGTACCACGGAATATGTAGCAGCCCATTTCTTCATCTTTGTAAATGCGTCCAAGTTTAATCTGTGACTGAGTGTCTGCAAGTTTTCTTGTAGAGAAGAAGTCACAAGTATATTTGTACCACATACCACCAGCAGTCATTGAACTTTCAATATCTGCTTCATGCAAGATTACATTTTCCAGTGCACTGTTTACAATGGAAGTCCACTTTGCATCAGATAGCTTCTTTGGAAGTTTATGTAGCTTACGCATACATAGAGTTCGGAATGCTGTCTGATTAATAATGTCTTCTTCCTTATAGAAACGAAGTGCCTGGCCATTAACAATCCATTCATAGTAAGGTGGCTCAGTCAAATACTGGTGGAACTCTTCAAATGAGAGTGAAGGTATTTGCCCGCTATCCTTTCCGAACTGTCTAGACTCACAGAGCTTCTTATTACAAACATTACAGAGTGGAGGCATACCACATTTATATGAGTATGTCTTCTTGTTCATTGTCTTGATGATTGTATTATGAACTTCTTTCTCTGACAGAGGATCTTCGAATGTACTGTTAATTGCTAAGAGTTCCTGTTCAAACTGATCTTCACCGTATTTGTTCTTACAATATACAGCGGCAGAGAATAGAAACTCGTTTCTATATTCGTCTACTCCAGAGATATACAAAGACTGTAAACAAGGTGGTGCATCATATAAAGGAAGCTCCTCAAGTTTAGCCTTGAGTTCTTTTGTAGTTACTTTCTTGCTTTCACAATAGTCAAGTGCTTCTGCAAGACAAGCAAGTTTACCGTCTTCCTTTACAAGTTTTCGTTTATTGTCTTTGTCATCGGCTGCAAAGTATGGCAAGTTTATCCATGATCCAAAAGAGCTGTTGTCCTTGCTTCTTTGTTTAGGAAAAACTTCTGTGTTTGCTGGCAGACCTATTGATAACTTCAGCTCGTCAAGAATGTCTTTAACTACATCTGGTTTGACAGGCTCCTTGAAGAATACATATAAGTGAAGTCCACCTGATTTAGAATAGAATGGAATAAGTGGAATACCATAACGGTAGATGTTCTTAAGACGTTTCTTAACTACTGGTGAGTAGTCATCAACATCAATAACACCGAAGGCACACAATCCTTCCTCATTTATAGGTGACAATCCTATAGACTGTCTTCCTTCAAGATGATCTGTGATGTCCTGATTAGTTACTGGTTTCTTTTCAAGGTAACTGTTTACTTCTAGCTTTTCATTTTCCTTGGCAATACTGTTAATTTTAGTAATACCTTTGTAGGACATATTGCCTGCAAACAGTTCCTTAAATCTTTTTATTGTGAGTATTGATGTACCCATTGCTTACTCCAAAATAATAAACCCTAGCCCAGTGAGAATGGCCTAGGGTTTATAGTCAATTAAAACTTACCTTCTGTGTTATCTTCGATAGCTGCAACTGGCTTTGTTTCATCTTCAGCTATGTTAAGCTGATCAAACATCTGTGCTGCTGTTTCAAGAACAGGTTTTACGCAGTCTGTATAGATTTCTGCTGGAACCCAGTCTGACTTTTTGATGGCTGTTGCTTTGCCTTCACCCATAACAAAGAATGTGCCTTTGTCATTCTTATTCTTCTTAGACTCAATTTTCCAGTAAGAAGAGAAGAGTGGTGCGTGCTTTCCAGAAGGAAGGCGTGCTTCAGACAAGAAGCTATTCCATACTTTACAGTGTCTGATGTTTGTAGATGTACAGCTAAGAAGCATAACACCTGCATCTTCATGACCACGTACAAGTACCAAGTAACACCATGCTTCCTGGATTTCATTACCTTCAACAGTCTTAAGTCCTGTGAAACGGTCGCCAGTTACACGTACTGAGTAAGGCTTATGACGTCCTACGAGTCCACCCATGTTTGGCTTCCATTCAAGCCATACAGAGTTGAAGTATACCGGAATAAGTTCTACTGATGGCCCGTAGCTTTCACCACTTACACTGTTGTAGAAGTCACCAGCCTTAACCTGTGATCCATCTTCTGTCAAGATGCTTGATGTTGGCTGTGCAATTTTGAGCATAGGTACTGAGTACTTGTCTGCTCCCATGTTTTCAAATCCCTGTCCTGCAACGTCATCATACATTGTCAATTCGTTTGTTTCTGCCATAATCTATATCTCCTATTATTTGGCTTTAGATACTGTTGTTGTATTGTATCTATAGAAATTAACATAGTCTGGAATGTCTTCAAAGTTCATTCTAGACACACAACCAGCTTTCAAACCTAACTGCTCACTGAGCCAAGATTTAAGACTGTTTGTGTTCACATCACCCTTTGCAATAAACGGAACACCAAGATCCTTAAGTTTATCTGCAAACACATTATTGACTGCCAGCTCTTCCTTGACTAAGTCTTCACCACCTTTTGACTTGAGCCACTTGATAAGCTCTGGCTTACTTTCTTTTTTAGGACTACATGTAATCTTCTGCTCAACAGAGAGTACTGTTCCATCGGCTAATGTCATCTTTGAAATACCATTGGCCTTATAGAACTCTGGAATAGTTTCCATTGCCAAGTGGTCATAAGCAGCCTTAGCATTCTTGAATGCCTGTTCTGCTTTGTTCATTGCTTCTTCAGCTTCTATTAGCTGTCTGCTAAGTTCAGCTGCTTCTTCCATTGCTGTAGTAGGAGTTGCTAAGTCCTCATACAGATTTACTGCATCACTCATAGTGTTGCCTCCATAATCTAAGTATCTTATAATATTATAATAACATTTTTTAAGGACTTTGTAAATATAAAAATAAAAATATTTTCTTTTTTATTTACGAAAGTGTATACTTTTTTATACTTTCACCCCCTAAGTTATTGATTATACCTCTGATAAGTTCAGTTCCGTAGTAAGTAATATCTAACGCGTTTGAAAAATTCTTTTTCTTCATCCATCCATACATTATCGTATATATTAAAATATTAAATTGTCTTACCTTCTGCCAGTGCCTGAACTAATGGCGGATAATCTTTTGTATTTTCTTTTGTCATATGTTAAATACCTCATGCATATCGTCAGTAACTTCTGACAGGTCTTCTTTGATACAAGAGTTTCTAAAGAAGTTAAGCAGGTTTCTTTTCTGTCTTAACGCTGCATATACCTTCATGTCTATTGTTCCATAGGCAATGAAGTCTACAATCAGACACTTCTCTGTCTGTCCATATCGTGCAATACGATCTTCAGTCTGGTCTCGGTCTTCGAGGGAATAGCTGCAGCTGAAGAAGTAAAGTGTATGTGACAGCTGAAGGTTATGCCCCTTACTGATCATACGTTCATTAGCTATAAGAATATCTACATTGCCTTTCTTGAACTCCTCGATAGGATCTTTAGGGATTTTCTTTGGCCCGATAAAGATGCCTACTTTCTTGTCCTTGAATGCTTCACACAGTTTATCATACAGATAGTTCGCTTCTGCTGTGAACCGTGTTACTACGATACAAGGAGTGTCGCCGTTTTCGATCCTATCTATAAGTGCTTCTACTTTAGGGTTGCTTGCTCCGATAGGAACTACTTCTGTCACGCCTGTTTCATCATCAGTGAAAGGTAAGAACCCACCTGCTAACTGTGAGAGTCTTGTATATAAAGTAATCTTATTCAATACAGGTATAACCTTTCCGTCATACTCTGCTATGTATTCTTCCTCAAGCTGCTGGTACATCTTCTTCTGTTCTTCATTCATCTCTACATTGACATGCTCATAGATCTTTGGTGGCAGGTCAAAACATTCTGAAGACTTCTTAAAGAACGCTACCTTCTGCATCAGTGCCTTGAGCTCATCCAGGAACTTGTATGGCATCTGCAGTTCCGGATGTCCCTGGATATACATGATGTCTGCTGGTGAAATACCAAGCTGAGTCTGTACTTCCATCATACCTTCTGGAGTCTGACACTTTCTTGCTATCTCCTGGATGTCCTTGGCGGTGGTAGTAATTGTACGGCAGATATTGCCCTGCCAGATCTGCATCTTTTGTTCAATTGTATAGTGTGCTTTGAAAGAATAGTAAGGCCTTCCAAAGTAATCAGGGTGCAAAAACTCAAACATTGCCCAGGCATCAAGTGGACTATTTGTAATAGGTGTACCTGTAAGTATAGCTCTACCCTTTGATAAGGGTGTAGAACTAATAAGTCTCTTGCCCCGTGTTACACAGTCTGACAATCCACGTACAATATTAACGAAACGTTTTGACTGTGGGTTCTTGATACTTGTTGCTTCGTCAAGAATAATAAACACGTCATTCATCTTACAATAGTCTACAAAGAAGTGAAGGTATGTAGAGTAACTGAATGACTCAACATTTACACAGAGCCATTTAAGTTCTGCTGATGGATCACTGATAAAGTCTTTGAACTCCTGTGTCTTCTGCTTGCCCATACCTGATTTGAATATAAATGTCTTATGTGGTACTGAGCAATGGATAGGGATCTGCTCCTTCCCCCACTGTGCATGTACATGATTAGGTGCAATAACTAATACTGCATTGATCCTTCCTTCCGCAAATCGCATGCTACAAATATCAATAGAAGTTTTTGTCTTACCTGTACCTTGCTGCATGAACAGAGCAAAGTAGTCCTTGTCTTTTGTGAAGTCATAAGCCTCAAGCTGGTGAGCAAAAGGTTTTGTCTTATATGTGAATGGCATTATTGCTGTCTCCTGTAATAATCATAAAGGGTATATCTCAGTTCCTTAAAAACGCATTTCTAAAGAACTTTTGATATACCCTTGATACTTTTCATGTCCTAAAAAGTCATGATATTTTAGAAGTCTGAAACGTTCTCAAGCTTTCCGCCTGCCCAGTGTTCAAAGTCTTCTCTGAATGTCTTCACCAGGAAGTTTACACACTCTTCAATCTTTGCGATGAGCTCTTCCTTTGGGTGGATGATAGGTGCAACCTTGTGAATTGATACAGGCTCAAGTGAGTCTGTGTCTTCAAACACTGCAACTACATACTTGAATGCAGGTGAGTTCATGGCATGTGCATAGATTGTATGCTGCCATTTTGAATGGTACCCTGCTTCATCAAACTTCTTTGTTGTCTTGAGATCATAGATCATCTTGTTGTCTGGTCTACGATAGTCAGTACGTCCTTTGAATGTAAAGAAACCGTACTTAGTCTCAAGTGTTAATGGCTTAAGCCATTCCTGTTGAAGTGTACCACGTAACTCTTCAAATGCTTCTTGCTCAATGTCAAGGTTAAATCTACCTTCAGTAGCAAGTACATTGTTTACATAGTTCTCATAGGCTTCACCTCTTCTTGTTGCGGCATTACCTGTAAATCCAGTTGTTAGTGTGTCGTGTAGCTGATTAAGTGCACGTTCACTATTGTTCTGGAAGTAGTAATCACAAGCCTGCAACAATGATGCAGTCATCTTCATTAGTCTTCCTCCTCAACTGTGAACCAGTCATCAGATAGCATATCTGTCTGTGATGCTACCCAAGGTACAAGTTCATTGTTGACTGTCTTCATATAAATATATGGACGAGACATCTTACTGTTGGTATCTGGTACCTGCAGCTTAAGCCACATGCCTTTACCATTCCAACCTTTTCTAGATACCTTTCCACCCAGTTTCATAGCAGCAATTGCTGCACCAAAAGACATATTATTCATGCCTACTCCTTTCCGTTCCAGTGCCCTTCATCATCAAGGCGATCACATCTCAAATGTAATGTGCACTTTTCACAGTAAGTAAGTCCTTTACCTTCTGTATAATGGAATACCTTTGGGCATTTATGATAACCAGGTTCTACAAAAGGGAAGATGTACAATTGTTCTTTGTCAATCATCCACATTTTATTTTCATCCTGAGTAGCGGGCAATGTCCCAAACATGTTTCCATTATAGATCAGGTGTCTAACTGTCGGTACTGTCTTGCCTATTGTGTAGGCAAACTGATGAATGTTAATCTTATCTTTGCAAAGCATTTGTTCCTCCTACGCTTCGTCTGCTAGTGCATTTAGATTTTCTCTGTTGACCTGATTATTATACAGATCATCTTCTACTGGCAGCTTTTCATTATGTCTAATGAACTCTTTAAGCATACCATAGGGTGGTAAATCAGGATCGAAGCAGACGAATAAGCCTGGACAATTTCTACAGTCACAGTCACACTCACCCTCTGCTAATATCTGTTTTGCCTTATACAATAAGTCTTCTATCTTCTTATCACCACAAGGTAACAATGCAACTGTGGCCATAGTCTATGCCTCCAAGATAGCTCTAGTCAGGGTAGGATACTTTACCTTGAGTTCAGCCTCAAGCATAGCAATCATCTGATGCATTCTTATAGAGTCAGCTGCTTGTTTTCTGATCTTCAAGATAGCCTGAAGTTCCCTAAAGTTTGTTGTGATCTTCAGGAGTGTTGCTGTACAATTAGGAAGAACATCTCTGGCAATCCCTGCTGGTAAACCTTCAGCAAGTAATGCTGTGTAATGGTCTGTTGCTTCTTGACAATATACAAGAAGCTCTTCATTATACCCTGTAGGATAAGTGAACTCTTTGTACTTATCATACATAGGAAGTTCAATGAATGACAGTTCTGAGAAGCGAGTATACTTTGTATAGATAGTAGACTCCTGAGTAAATGCACAGTGCCTATGTCTTACCAGAGCATGGCTTGTTCCTCTGTCTGTTCTTACTTCAAATGATATTGTCGCGTGCTCAAGTACAGATGTATGACCTCTCTTGATACAGCCCAACAGCCGGTTAAGGTTTGCTTCATAAGTATCTTCTGCTTTGAAACATACTCCAGCTGCACTACCTGCAAGGTTAATAAGTTCTTCTTCAGACTTATTCTCATCAGCAAGTTTTACATACTGTGATACTAATTTAGCAACCAGTTTTTCTTCTGTCTTTTCTGACATTGTCTAACCTCACTATATCGTAAACTTTTTTAGTATAGATAAAATAAAGGCCAGAGAGTATTAGTCCCTGGCCTATTGTCAAGCAAGGCTTAACTTACTTACGTGTGTAAGTCTTTGTCTTTTCGTCGTATTCAACGATGATACCCTTAGCAGCAGCACGCTTACAGAGAGTGATCATTTCTGAACGACCCTTTTCGAAGTTCATGAAGATGTCAACAGCTTTAACTGACTTGCTGTCTTTGAAGATCTGATCAAGAACAGAAACCTTTGCAGCATCTCCTGAACCAGCAGCACGCTGTGCACCTGAGAGGTAGTCAGCAGCTTCTTTAACTGCAGCATCCTTACCATCTGCGTTCATGCGCTGAGCATATTCAACCAGTGTTTTGATAGCAGCTTTCTTGTGTTCCATCATCTTCTGAGCTGATGCTTTGCGAGCAGCTTTCTTTTCTTCGTCAGTCATACCTGATGATTTTACTTCTGTCTTTTCTTCTTTTACTGCTTCATTCTTTGCAGCTGTAGGTTTTGTTGTTTCATTTGTTCCAAACATAATTGGTCTCCTTAGGTCTGTCAACGACAGCCTTCTAATAATTTTAGCAGAATGCAACGCACTCTTCATGTTTATAATAATATCACAATCCTCAAAGATTGTAAATACTATTTCCAATACTTTAATTTACGAAAGTGTATACAAAAATATACACCCTCATAAATATATTTTAGAACTTGTCTTCCACCATATTGAGTATGACATTCTTATGTTCAGGTGTAGACTGCCCCATTACAGCGATAACTCTAGACTTTACTGTTCTGTCATTAGGGTCCTCTTCAGGTCCTGTGGGGAGTCTGTCACAGATAGTTACTGTTACATTCAGTCCTGTCATAGCTGTAATGATCTTTTCATCTTCCAGCAATGATGCCATGCTTTCAATAAGAGTGATAAGATTATTTCTTAACTTAACTGTACGTCTTGTACATTCTGACACTGATGTCTTGTTTAGGAACTCTTTTATTTCCTCACTAGAAACTGTCATTCTGTTCTCCTTTAGTCATCGTCGTCTTGACAGGTGAACTCACCTTCTGCTACAAGATCGTTGAGTGTCTCTTCGATCTTTGTTACTAATGCTTCTGGCATATCTTTATAGTCAATGCTCACATCCTCTTCCTTCTGCGGATCGTAATAGTAGGCATCGTCTATTTCCCAATCGTCCCAGCAGTCCTCCCCTTCAGGTGGATAACCTGGATCACCATTAGGCATGTACATTCTGCCTGGATCATAATATCCATGTCCTTTGAATGTACCTTCAACTGTGTAGGACTTACCGTCCACTTCGAAATCTTCCACTGAGAAGGTTCCTTCTAATTTGTAAGTTGTCATATTATACTCCTTCAGTTAATATGGTATGGAGCAGAGAGGATTTGAACCTCTCGGTCATATGAGTGGGGAGGGGAGTATATGACCATTACCTATTGCTCCGAGCGAGGGTTGCCTACTGACAGTATGCAGCCCTCATAAAGAAATAAAAATATCTTATAGAGGCCGGGGATTTGTCCTGCCCCCGAGCAGTTCCTTACATCGTAAGCTTAAATAGCTTACTTAATTTATTCACCCATACGGGCTATGGGACAGGAAGGACTCGAACCTTCCAGGCGGCTGCGGGAGTATTGCACATCAGCCCATACCTATTGCCCCGTGTGCCGGACTTACACCGGCAATTGTTTAGTTTGTATAGTACATTCCACCATTCTTATATTGGAACGTAAACTTATGAGCATATTCGTATGACTTATCACCTATGAATATATATGGCTTACGAACAGATACATTTGTAAAGAGCAGACTTAATAGATCCTTGACTCTTGAAGAAGTAGTTGCTGACTCATAACCTGCTGTTGTTATAAAACCTTCCTGAAGATTATGACGGTATACAAATAGATCAGTTCCAAAGAGCTGATACTTAAGTATACCTCCTTCCATTACGATCCGGTCTCTTACTTCATTTGTATTGCCATAAGAGTTTGAGATGCTCAGGACATCTAGTACAGTGTCCCGCTGTTCTGGTCTATTGTCCATATAATGTTTAAGTCTGTCAATTATCTTTTTAGATATTACTCTCATTTGTTTTCCTCCTGTCTGTTTCTGAATATACACTTAGCATGTTTCAAGAAGTCACACATATCTAATCGTCTAAAGTCATAGTCGCTTAGTGTGTAGCCAGCGGCAATATTTAATTTGCTTGTTGCCTTTCGTACAGACTCAATAAACCTGTCAATATAACACTGCCTTACGTATGTAGTATGATAGGCATAGTCAGATCCAATAGGTATTCTTGTCTCTTCTTTACCCTCGGAATTAAATCTTGTCAGCAGCAACCACATCTTCATCCTCCACTTCATGCATTATGTCGGTCATCTTAATGAAGTCGTCATTGTCTATTGAGACATCAATAGACTTGATGTCACTTTCATCAAGATGAATCTTGCCTGTTCTATAGGCATCAAGAATACGTCGTTTAAGATCAAGAACTAATTGCTTCTCGTCCCGTGTTCCTGGTTCCAGATCAAATAACACTGTCTTACTGAACACTTCTCTAACTGTTACACTAATCATATCTTACTCCTCGGTTCTGTTACTCAAAACCTTATAATATTATAATATCATAACATTGTAATAATGTAAATACTTTATAGAAAATATTTACATTATTATTTTACGAAAGTGTATACTTTTCTATACACCTGTCTTGTGTCGTGATCTTTCCAGTTTCTGCTCCTTTGACAACAGGTTACGTCTGTTGAGATGTTCCTCCTTGAGCTCATCAATAGATGTGACCTTCTCCTGGCCCTTGATGTCGACCTTAGTGATACCGTGTTCATTGCTTCGTGTCCAGTATTCCTCACTTGTCATGCCGCTTTCTGAGAGCTGCTTGTCAAGTCTGTTAAACTGTTCCTGTCTATTACGTTCAGCGTCAATTGTCCCTTGTTTCTGTGCCCGTTTGTACACACTATATTTGTGCAGTTTATAATACAGGTACATCTCCTTTCGTTCAAAGTAGTTTGCGGCTACGATCCCTGACCTTAGACAATATACAATCATCGCAGGCTGCAGTAAGAACTGCTGCTGGTCTATTGTCAAATGGGTCACATCCTTTGACTCTTCCAGAAGACGCCTGCTTTCCTTCTTCATCTCCTTCAATAAAGAAGACAGCTTGAGACGCAGCTCCTGCCGCCTGTTCCTGAGTAGGGCTATCTCGTCCCTTACTCCTTCTCCAAGAGGTTCTCCTGATTTATACACTTCTATCATTACACAGCTGTCAGATACAATATGGTAGGTCTCCTTGAAAAGGGTACAGAGTCTATTGTACAGGTCCTCTTTTATATTCCATCTGTTCCCTTTGAGCAGTGCCCGGATCTCACCGTCTTCAGCATATCCTGCTGCTGGTTTCAATGCCTCGTAGAATGTCGATAAGGTATACTTCGGAATATAGTCTAGCTTATTGTCCAGTGTGTCGTGGGTATATTCAATACGGTGGAGTTCACTCTCAGCTCCACCCTGTACAGTCCACATACTCCTGCAGCCCTTGTCATAGTACCACTGGAACATTGACTTTACAATAAGCTTATCCTTCTGTTTCTTTTCTGCCGCAGCTACACGAGATGCCTGTCTATTGTTCCATGCCTCTTGCTTATTGTACTTTCTACAATAAGAAGGGTCTGATGACTTCGGCGGATGGTTCAGCCTCCACCACTCCTTCTGATATGCCTTCTTGTACAGGATGTCTCCTTCAGGTCCTGCGGGATAATCAGATCTTTTCACTGGTATATCACTGTTTGTTTTGTTATATTGCCGAGTAGGCTTATCTACTTTTTTAGAGTAATTTTGACGATAGTGTAGTGTCAATTGCTCCTGATTTTTCCAGTAGTATTTCTGTGTCGGTGTCAATTCCATTAGCAATTCTTGATAACGGATGTATAGCTCATTGTCCCGTGTCTCTTTGAAGTTAGGGTCATTCAGCAGGTCTTTTAACCTTGAATATACTGATTTCATTGTGTCTCCTTAAAATAATCTTGATAATTTAATAATGAATTATTATATCTTGTCTATCATGATATTGTAAATAGGGTATTGTCTATTGTTTAGGGACTATTTTCTATTTATAAATTCCATAAACTCTTATATTACATGGAATTAAGAAATCTTGATAATTTACAAAGAGTGAAAACCATGTAATGACGCAGTTCCAGATTTTCAAAACACCTCAAAAAGTCACGATATTTGACAAAATCTCAATTTTTGTCGTAACTCAGAACGACAAAATCTCAAAAAATGTCGTCCAAAAAATGGGCATTTTTTCGACCTTTCACATCGTCATTATATCATACACAATAATTGTATTATCACAAGATTTTTTGTACCTAATACATATCACAATATCATAATAAACAAGGCAGACTACTCACTATTGTTTTCATCTGCCTTGCTAACTTAGAAATTGTAGTTATTTACATAGTAAACATAAACAACTAATCTATAAACTATTGGACTGAGTATCAGTAACAATAGACCAATAAGCAATACCCAAAAGTTAATAGTTCTGTTCTTACTGGTTAATATACCAGCTAGTATAAATACAACTAGATACATTAACACACAGCTAGTAAACTGCCCTTCAAACTGTCTTAACAATAAGTCATAAACCACAGAGACTGTCTTGTGCATTCTTTTGTCCTCTTCAAATCGATTATAAGTATGCCATCATAGAATGAGTATGAATGGGCAATACCTGTTTGTTGCTTAACCCATGGCTTACCTTCCTTTAAGCCACAGGACAGATTGAACTTCTTCAATATCTTATTGTACTTACTGATTAAACCCTGGTTACTTGACAAGTCATTAAGGTCTATTATCAGGCGATTAGTGGTCGGGATATATGCAACAAGCTGTTTTTCTCTATAGTCCAAGAAACGCATTGTATCATACAACCCGATTATAGCCTCGTAACCATCAGCATTATAGGTTTGGCCTTTTAACAGAGCGGCAAGGGCTTGATCAGACTTAAGCTGACCAGTAGGTATAACCGTCTTGTGATAGATTGAGTTGATCATATCTGAGCCTCCTTATACAGACAGTATTCTTCCCATCCTGTTGTACTCTCGAAACGGAATGCATCAGTCCTGAACTTCTTGAACCGCGTCGCTCTGAATGTAACACGATGGCCACTTGAGTCTACAGCTGAGAAGCCTGACCCTGTGATTGTAAAGAAACGCAACTGGCCATATACATAGTCGTATACTAAACCCTGTTTACAAAGTACTCGACTGTCAATCAATTGTTCATAAGTGATAGTCTTTCCATATTGTTTAAGCTGTTCCAGAAGCAGTTGCTGCTCTTCAATTGGTACGTCATACATCTGCATATTACCGACCCCTCTTATTTGACTGCTTAGATCGTTCCTTGATGATATTTCTCAAGCGGCGATTGTTACGAGTCAATTCCTTAACGTCTGTATGGCATTTAGCCAAGTTCCTGTTCAAATCAGCAATAAGTTTTGCTGAATACTTGTTGATTAATTCAAGCTCTTCAAGTTTAGTCACTATACTCCACCTCAATTTCTTTTGTACTAGCCATAAAATAGCAAGTTGAGTCATTGTAGTCTGTATTATTATACAGCCAATCTTCTACATCTTCTGTTACATAATCAGAAGCCATACGAACAGTATACATCTTAATTGTAGCAGATGAATAGTCCATAACACTAATAAATACATTTATCATTTTGTCTTCCTTCCAGCTATATAGCAGGCTGGCTGCTTTTTATTTGAACTAGTCTTTGCTAGTTTATCCCATTCAGCTGAATAATCAATCTGAACAGGTGACATACCTAATTTGATCATTGTGGCCAGTTTAAGCCACTTTGCATTATAGTCATTCAATTCTCTACTAGTCATCTTTCTACCTCTTAGCTATTTATCAGCTATTCAGCTATCAGACAGTTATTCAGCCATCTGATAGTCATCAATCTGTTTATTACTTCAATTCAGATAAATCAATCAGACAATGTAGATGGTTGTCAAGGTTGTCAATTATATTATGAACTGACTGAGTATCAGTGCTCAGATTTGCAGTGGACAGAAGAGTCTGAACAGCAGCTTTATCCGCCAGAATAAAATCTATTAGTAAATAATATTCCTCCAGAGAATTTCCAACTAATTCTGCAAGTTGACAGACAATGTACATCTGGTCGTCAATGGTCTGATTGTAAATTTTATTAAACAGTTCAGTTTCCATCCAGGCTGCATTATCACTTAGCAAATACTGAGTGACTTCATTTTTAATCAGGTTAATTTTTAACTGATTAAGTTTTTCCAATTCGTTAAATTTTATCATTTTATCCTTCTTCCGATCGATATACTGCGTCGGTCAGTTTTTAATTAATCAGTCTATAATAAAACTGATTAATTAAAAACTGATTAGTTGAAAAATTAGTAGGTGGAAAGGCCCATTTCCTGTAACCATTTCCACCTACTAACTAAATATTCTATTCTTCAATAAAATATTTATTTTCACCATTCACCTTTTTAATAATAACTTTATCAATTAAATCATTTTCAATAACTTCTTTTTTACTCACTTCCCTTAATTTCTTTTCAACCTTATAACTTAATCTTTCAATCAATTTTACATCATCATCATTCAATTCATCACCATTCAAACATTTACCAATTAATAACAATAACTTAATATTTTTATTAATTCCACAAATAACACTCTCAATACTTTTTTTATTTCCCCCTTTTTCAATTTCTTCTTTTTTCATTTTAATAACATCATTATTAAAACCAACCAACACACTAACCATACTTAAAACATCTTCTTTCTTCATTTTATACCCCTTAATTAATAAATATTCTTATCTATTAATTAACTACATTATAACTTATAATATTATAAATTACAATACTTCATAAATAATTTTTTACACTTATAACAAAATATTATAACTACTATACCCATTTATACTGTTTTTACTATACATTTGTACCCTTTAACTTATAAGGTCATGAGATACAAAACAGATAAGCTCATTTTTAAGTGCCCTAGTCAAAAATAAACAAGGGGCCATTAACAATAGGCACGTATGGTTTTCCTGATAACTGCATAGTCAAAAAATAATAGGCCCTGATTATTTCCTGGAGGATCCCGTTTTTATATATCCCAGGTCCTTAAAAACGCGTATTTAAGGAATTTTCACTATACCCTAACCACTATTCCCGTTCTAAAACCTCATAATATTTATACATCTACAGCAGTAGGAAAAGGGCCGTTTACAAAACCATATTTGTATACTAATATATTGGCAACTGGAGGATAACATGCTTTTGAGAGAGCTGACAAATATTAAAGATACGATCCTGAACGCTATGTCATCAGGTATGGCTTATGCCGATGCACTTCTTTTGGCAGGGGCAAGTGAAGAGCAGATTGCAGAATTGGACAATGACGACTTGTTTCAGGTACAGTGTAAGCAGACAGCTAAGGATCTAGAACACCAGCTTCTCTTGACACTTAAAGATACCATTGAAATCCAGGCGTCTAAAGGTAAAGACCACGGTGTTACCTGGTTACTTAGTAAGATTAACCCATCAAGGTACGGTGGGGGGGATGACAATGCTGCAGATAATGTTGGGTCTATTGTTATTAATACACAGCATGTCGATTTAAGAGACCCTGAGTCAGCAGTGGAGATTTTCGATGGTAACGAACAAGCTGAAGAATGAGCTCACCCTTGAGACATTCGTACACCAGAGGGCCTTACTACAGTCTATAGATAACTTTGACGACCGCAGTTATTTCTTTTTGTTAGGCGGTTACGGTTGTGGTAAGAGCTTCTCTGGTGTACTGACGATCCTTAAGTTCTACACAATGTTCAATGGTCATGAGGTTACTGTTGGTATTGGAGGTACAAGCCAGACCTTGCTCCGTCTTACCTTATTGTCTGACCTCTTCAAAGTATTGAACAATGCACATATCAAGTACCACCACAACAAGCAGGAACATGTTATTGATATTGGTACAGTTCACTTTGTATATATCAACTGTTCAAATCCTGATGACATCTTCGCGTATAACTTCACAGCATTTATCTTTGATGAGTTGGACGAATTGCCACAGCAGACTGCAGTAGCGGCATTCAAAGCAGTACAGGAACGTTCACGTGTGCTTTGTCCAGACGGACGTAAGTCTATATTCGTAGGACTTACAACTGCACAAGGTCTTAAGGGCTGCTTCCAGATTGTTAATATGCTTAGAGAAAAGGGCGACAAGTATGTGCTTATTAGAGGATTGACCAAAAACAATACTACTTTGGACCCTGACTACGTAAAACGTCTTTACAGTCTATATGACAAGGAAGAGCGTGAAGCTTTCCTCGAAGGTAAGTTTGTCAACCTTACTACTGGTCGTGTTTATAAAGACTTTGATGAAAGAACATGTGTTTACGATCCAGAGGAAATACAGTATAATAATGAGCCAGTCACAGTAGGACAAGATCTTAACAGTGGTTTCTCAAAAGCAGCAGCACTGTTCGAACGTGACGGAGTCTATTACGTATGTAAAGACTTCTCATTTAATATTGTAGGTGATGCTCCTATGGAATTACGAGGAGCATTCCCTATGAGTCAGATAGATTGGTGGCCAGACGCATCTTCTAAAGAGATAATGACCGGCTATCAAAGAGAAATATCTGATGCAGGCATCATACTTCATCAGACACCGGTGAACCCTAGTGTCAATGAACGTATTATGATTGTAAACAAACTGTTCAAGACAGGAAAACTTAAGGTGTCTAGTGAATGTAAAGAGCTCATTCTTGCGCTTAAGACACGACAGTTTGACATGAACGGTAAGCCAGAAAAAGGCAAGGGGCCAAAAGACCCTGACCATATATGTGATGCGTTGGAGTACGGTGTATGGAATAAAGCAAATGTCAAGTCATTAAGAGAAGCACTTGACAAATTGTTCAGTTAGGAGGAAACATGAAGAACTTCGAAGCAGCTGTAGACAGTACAAAGAGCAAATTATTCAAGGAAATCTACAGTATTCTCGCACGTGGAAACAAAGCAGGAGCATTTACAGCAGATGGTATTGGACATAGATCTCATACTATCAGTGATATTGATGAAGTAAAGGCAGTAACATGGGACCATATCCTCGCAGCAAGAGCTGCTGCAGGAGAAGAAACTCGTTCTGTAGATGAAGTACGTAAAGACTTCACTATGACAAAGGATAGTTTCTACAATCCTATGACAAAAATCGGTACACATGAGGACCCTACAACATTCTCAGCTGCCACAATTCCTGTAGCTATCGGGCCTTTTGAAGCTACAAGTATCTATTCTTCTGGTGGTATTGCAGAAATTATCATCAATAAGAAGGCTAAAGGTGTAACCTTGAATGGTTACAGATTTGTAAGTGAAAACAAAGACATCTGGACAGAGGAAAAACTCACTATCCTTAAGGACCGTCTTAATGAGACAGGCTTTGTAGATAAGCTCTCAGACACAATGCGAGACGGTTTCTTGTATGGAGGTGGTGTTCTCTATCCTGTGTTTGTAACTGAGTCTGGAGAAAGCTTCGGGTATGAACCAAAAGAACTCCTGAAGAAAGGACTCCTACACAAAGGTTGTATTAGCCGTTGGGTTGAGGTTGACAGATGGAATACTGTTCTTGTACCTGGCTACAACGTAAGTGCAGCTGACTATATGTCTGCCAGATCTTACTACGTACCACTATCTGGTATCGAAGTAAACACTGGGCGTAGTGCAATAATCAAGCCTAAACGCTTGCCATACTGGGGCGCTATCAGACAGATGGGCTGGGGTGTATCAGACTTAGAAGGGTATATGCGTTCTATTATCGGGTATGAGATGTCTATAGCATCTATCCCTCTTATGGCACAGCAGATGTCTTTGTTGCTTTATGAAATGCCACTTGACACACTGTTCAGTCAGCTTGGTGTTGACGCAGTTAAAAAGCTTATGGCAGAAAACACAAAGCAGATGAGTGACTGGAGTATGGCAAATCCTAAGGTATTAAATGCCTTTGGTAAGGTATACACAGTCAACAGACAGTACTCTGGTTACCCAGACTTGATGCTTACTATGCGACAGGATATTGCAGCTCAGTCTGGTATTCCTGAGTCTGTATTGTTCCATACGCAACCAAAAGGCTTCAGCAATAATACAGAAGAAGTATTATTGAAGGAGTCTCAGACAGTAAAACTTGCACAGCAGGCAGTACTCCCTAGTCTCGAAACAGTAATTCCTTATGCCGTTATTCACGCATTTGGAGAAGACAGCCAGGAAGCACGCTTTATTAAGGATGTTCACTTCTCATTTGATACTCCAGTAGTAGCAACAGACTCTGAACGTGCTGAAACTTCTGCTCGTTTTGCTGCCGCAGTTAACTCTTTGAGACAGGCAGGTGTACCAATTACATCAGCAATCAACATTACACAGCAGTTCTTCCATGATATTAAGATCTCTCAGGAAGATATGGAAATGATTAAGATGTCTCGTAGAAATACAACTATGGAATATCAGCTTGCAAATGCACAGGCTGCACAAAACTTGATTAATTCAGCTGGAGGTAATAATGCCGAAGTTACTGAATAATGACAGTACAGCAAGTTTCAAACCTTTGAAGCTTGTAAAACATGTAGCGATCGCCCACTCTGGTATTTATACTTATGGTAAGCGAGAGCTTTTTACTCTTGGTCTTGACTCTGAAGTAATTCCTGAGGAGTTCAAAGACCTTGAACACTTCAATGTATACCGTCCTGCAGTATTATTTGCAGGAACAGCAGACTTGTTTACAAATCTTCCTGTAACCGTAGAACATCCTGATTGTATGGTTGATGAATACAACTGTAGAGACTTAATGAAAGGGTTTACAGGGAATGACTCAGAAGTTATAATGGAAGATGGTGAAGCATACGTACATTCAACAGTAACTTTAATTGATAAAGACGCTCTTGAATACTATGAGAATAATCATCGAGAAGTAAGTCCTGGCTATATTTCCCATTGTATCTGGGAAAGTGGTGAACATAATGGAGTACCTTACCAGATTAAAATGGTAGGTATAGATGATGTAAACCATCTCGCACTTACAGTACGTGGCCGTGGCGGTAAAACAGCATGTGTACGAGATAGTGCTCGAACACTTAATATTTTGGAGTGGGCAAAGCTAACTATGGACAGTGAAAACATCAGAGACATGATTAGTAAGGTAGCAACAGACAGTTCGTTTATTGCACCTATCATTAAAAGTATTGAAGATATTCCTGACACAAACAGCAAAGCATTATTTACAGCATGCTTAGACGACATGAATAATGCGTCAACTATGGAACCAACAGTAATCGAAAAAGCTGTCGATAAATTGTTACAGATTTATGACAACTTAATTTCAGAAAACTGTTCCACATATAATATAGGAGGAAATATGCCTACAGACGAAACAAAACCAACTGAAGACTATGCAGCTGGTGCTACAGGACTTGCTGGCACTGGTACACAGACTCCAGAAGAAAAGGCAGCTGAAGCAGCTGAAAAGCCTGTTGAAGTAAAAGATGAAACAACTGATACTCCAACTGCAGACAAACCAGCAGAAACTCCAGTTGAAGGCAAGAGTGAAGAACCTTCAGGTGAACGTAAGGAAGAACACATGAGCAAAGAAGAAACTCTCTTTGCAGAAATCCTTTCAGAACTTAAAGCAATTCGTACAGCTCTTGCAGACAAAGGTGTATCTGATGCTTGCTCTGACAAGCCTACAGAAGATAAGTCGGAAGATGGTGACAAGCCAACTGAAGACTCAAAAGTAACAACAGACTCTGCTCTTGTTGAAGACTCTGATACTAACACTGGTATCTCTGTTGAAGACTTCATGGCAGATATGAGGAGATAAGAATGGTAGCAAGTAACATGTCATTCAATCCTGTAAACTTCAAAGGTACAGGAAAAGTAAACGGTTTACCAGTATTCGTTCATCAGTTCCCACTCACAAAGGGTGGTTACATTGATTTGGACGCAACAGCAGGTTCTGCTAAGTTTGGTAGAGTAGTATGTGTTGAAGCTTCTGAAAAAGATGCTTTCAAAGTTGGTAAGACAACAGACGGCGTAATCGCAGGTATTCTTATTGCAGATCCTTCGATCATGAAGGCTGATCCAACAATGAACGATTATTACTTTGCTGGTCGTCCTGCAACAGTTTGTACATTCGGTCTTGTACAGATGTCTGAATGGGACACAGACTTGACAGGTAGTGTAACACCAGCACTTGGTTGTGTAGTTGTAATGAATGATACAACAGGTGAAATCGGTTTCTTGGCTGCAGGTAGCTCAGCTCCAGCAGGATACACAGCACTTACAGGCGTAAGAGTTTACGACGTTGATGGACCAAACGGTGTAACTTTGTTTGTAGACTTGATCTAAGGAGTAAAGAATGAACACTAGAGTAAGTAAATCATGCCGTGGCTTTAATAAAGTTCTTAAGGCAATCGAAAACGACCCAGCTTTTGCTAAAGTAGGTGCAGGACTTTCAGTAGAAATCGGACCTGAAGCAGAAGCAAACTTCGCTGTTCCTGCTCACGCTCAGGATGCATGTTTCGTAGGTGACTCAGCTCACCTCTTGGATCCTATCACAACAGCTGAAATGTCAGCTTTGTTTAAGAAAGATCCATCAAAAGTAAACGTAACACCAGTGTATGACTCTCTCCAGAAGGGTTGGCACTACAAGTTTACTAAGGACTCTCTCCTTGACGGACAGCAGTTCCTTCCTTGGAATGTTTCATATTTCAAGAAGATTTTCAAAGAACCTCTTGCATACACACATGCATTTGACTTGGTAAAACGTGACTCTGGAGACAATCCATGGGCAGAAATCATGTCACTTATCATGGAACAGTATGCTGGTTGGGGTGTAATCGGATCTACTGGTGATCTCCAGAACAAGATGACAAATGACGTTAATGTAATCAACGGCATGATGTCAGCTTCTGTAATCAACATGATGGTTACATACACAATCACACAGGCTGAAAAAGAACGTGCTTCAGGCAAGGGTGCAAATCCTTTCGGTGAGTCATCAATTGCAACAAAGCAGCGATACGCTAACTACGTAATGAACATGCTTAAAGCATACATGATTTACTACGGAAACGAAGACACAGAAACAAAGGGTCTCTTGAATGTAAACCCAGTTGAAGTTTGGCAGAAAGACTCACTTGCTGACATCAATGCAGATGCAACAAACGTAACAAAGGGTAATACAGCATTCGCAAACCTTGCAGAAATTGTAAACAACTTCCTTGACGCATCAGACAACAAGTTTGATACAATCAAGATTGCTATGGCTCCTGCAGCATACAACTTGCTCACATCAATGCCATACTCTAACACTTACAATCCAACTGCAGCAATGAAGATCTTTGCTGAAAACTACTTGTCTGGACGTGGTCCTAACGGCAGTGATCCTAAGATCCAGTTTGTTTCTGACCCAATGCTCAAAGCAGACTCTGTATTCAATCCTACAGATGCTGACTACATGGTACTCACAGCTCCTACTGTTGGTGCTGGTCCAGATGATCAGAAGCAGGATTTGGTACTCTTCGGAATGCCACTTGATGAATACGTATTCCCAGCAGTTCCTGGAATGTACAATACACAGTTCAAGACAATGTCTCGTGTAGCTGGTATTTTCGCTCCAGTACCTAATGCTGTTAAGGTTTACCAGGGATTTGGTGTAAAATAACCCATAGCGCCGGGGAGTAGAATCTCCGGCGTCTTTTGTTTTAGGAGACACAAAATGGCAAATAAGTATATTATTGGTTACACTGCAGTAGAATATAACATTGCAGGTATTCTTATTCCAAAGAAGTCTTACTCAGACTTCGAACAGCGTCGTGGTAAGAAAGCATATACAGAAGTTGATGAAACACAGCTTGCTGTACTTCAGAACGACAAGGTATTCAATACACTTCTTGAAAACAAGATGGTTCGTATTCTCGACCATATTCCAAACTTCGCTTTGTCTGGAGAAGATAGAGCAAACCGCAAGTTTGCTGAAGCTGAAAAGAAGTATACTTCAGAAATTGAACAGCTTAAAGCAGAACTTGAAGCAGCTAAAGCGGAACTTAAAAGAAGCAAAGGGAATAATAAATCTTCAGGAACAGACGAAGAATAGTTATTTAAGCTCCTTAAATACACATTTTCAAAGACCTTTTGTAAATCCTTCGGTAAAAATAACACCGGAGGATTTCATAATATAATGACTATGGAGGTACTCTATGACAGTTGAGTCATTTATGTTTAGAAATAAGTTCAAAGAAGGCCTCACAGACGAGGACGTTCAGATTGCAATTCAGAGCATTAATGCAGACTGGAGTGGAGTTCCAACATTGTGGCGTGTTTTACCAAAGAAACAACGGGAAGATAAGATAAACCTTACTATGAATTATCTGGTAGCTTGGTGGCTAGCAGACTATAGTCCTTCATTAGTTAATGGTGTCTTTACAACCGGTGGTGTTCCTTTACTTGAAAAAGAAATTGGTGGGGTAAGACTTAAGTTTAGAGACCAAAACGTACAGGATGCATACAGTAAGTTGAAGTCTAATTACTTCGGATTGAGAGCATTGGATTTGCTTTTGTCCGCACCAGAAAAATATCAGTTGTACTAAGGAGGTGTATGATGGTTTATGGTGACTCCCTTATACATTTTAGTGAACTGTTTGTTGAAGCAGAGTATTATAAAGATACACCAAAAGTTGGAGCAGGGTATGACCGAGAGTATCTAGGTAAGGTTGACATTATTATACAGCCTGGAACGGGGGAGCAGTTGGTTGGTCCTTCAGGAAGGTTGGCAGGTCGATCTAACTGGCGTGTTGCAGACTCGTCTGATACAGAATATGTATGGGTATCAGAGGACTCTCCATTACAGATTGGACATACTATCAAACACCCACAGAATAACTTGTTTTATAAAGTTGTTGAAAGTTCCCCTTGGTCTTTCTATGCTGGTTTTAAGGCATATAACATTCAGAAGATACAGGGTAATAACAGTAATGACAAAACATCAGTAGGCATTAAGCAAGGGGTTTTCTAAAATGGCTATCAATGTTAGAATAAGCAATAGCGAGTTATTTCGGAAGATTAGTATCGACCGTAGGAACAAACTTATTATTAAGTTCGGTGATGGCGTATCAAAAGAAAAAGTAGAAGGTTTCTTTAATGAGCATGAATGGGTAAGACCTGATGGCAAAACAGTTAAAGTACCTGGACGTAATATCTTTACACAGTATCTTGAAGAGAATACTGCGGAGGTAATACGTATACTTAAGAAGTCAATGGCTTTACGTTTTAAGAAGTTTAATGTAAAGTCACAACTGGAAGTAGCTGGTATGGAGATAATCAATGATATAGTTGGTTATGTCTACGAAGGGGGTCTTGCACCGGATAATGGACAGTACTGGAAATCAATTAAAGGTGATAAGCCAGTAGGTATTAATACTGGAGAGATGATCATGTCTATGGAGGCGGAGTATGTCAGAGAACCTTAGACACACAAGTTTAAGAGAAACACTCAATAACATTTTGTTTGACGGTGATGAAGAACTCAAAAGATATATTGTGCCTTTGCAGGGTAACTGGTATAATCCTACCACAGGTGAAGAAGCAAAGAACACCTGGATTGGTTATGTAATTGATAGTGTCAGTTATGACAGTTCTGCTATTCATCAAGGAACAAAAATTGTGCGTACCGGTAAGGCTAATATTCATCTTACATTCATAGGTGATGAAGCGGAAGATATAGCAAATAGTATTGCTTTCTGGCCTTATAGACAAGATGTTGTTAAGGAGTTCGATAAATACCGAGGAGTACTTAACAACCAAAATATAAAGGTTTATACTTCTTTATATATGCAGGAAGGACTTGCAACAACACTTTGTTACAATGTAAATCTTACTGTTATGTATAATGAAACATTGGATATATCATCAGTTCCTTTGTCTCGTGTAGACGTAACTGGTGAACTAATATACAAGTAGGAGGAAACTATGGACGATTTTCTCGGCTCTATAGCACAGGAAGACGTTGAGTTCTCAACAGAGATTATTTCAACTTTGACTCCTGGTGAAAACTACGAGCACCTCGCAATCTACATTGAAAAGGAACGCTGCGTTAAGAGTGACGAAGCATTCACAGAAGTGAAGAAAGCAGGCAGTGTTGTAGCTGAAATGGCAGAAGTAACTGCTAACAACTACACTGACATTGCTAAAGGTGACTTGTTGAATTGGCTTGCAAAGTACTTTGCTACAGGTGCAAGCAAATCAGTTTATCTTGTTGCATTCTGTGACAAGCTTGCTGAAGCAGATGACTTTAGTGAAGAGGACCTTACAGCTGCATTTAATGCAACACACCAGGTAGCTTACTTTAAGTCAATTTGTGTAACTACAGATGACTCAGATACAGGAGAAATCCTTGCTTCTGCAGCTGTTTCTCTCTGTAAACTCTGTGAAGCAGATGACCTTTTGTCTTCTGCACCTCTCTTGCCTAACTACGGTGGTACAGTAGATACACTCTACACAACTGTAAAAGCAGCAGGCTATGATGCTTTCTTCTCTTATAAGAAAGTAACTCCAGTACTTGGAGAACTCTATAATCCAGCACTCGTAACTCTTGGTATTGCTCTTTCAGTAGCCAATGCAACAGGTACATGTGCAGGTAATGCTTTCGACTTTGTTGGTAACAAGGTAATGTTAGCTAGTGGGGAAGATGACGAGTCACTTACAGTTTCAGAACAGAACTTACTGAAGGCAGCAAGTATTCAGTACTGGAAATATGTAGGTGATACATCTGGTAACACAGCTGCCTATGGCGCAAAGTCTATCAAAGGCAAACACATGTCCGCTTATTGGCTTGTAGCTTATTGTAACTACATGTGTAAAGTACGTGCTGCTAACTATATGGTTGGTCGTGATGTACGTGTATCTCTTGATACATATAATGCTATCATCTCTATGATGTCTGGCATAATCTCAGCGTTCGTAACAGCTGGTATTCTTGAAAACTTCGTTGTTACAGCTCCTGCTTATGCAAGCAGACCTGCTTCAGAAGCTGATGAAATCATTATTCCAAATGCTTGGCGTGCTACATTCCTTGACAAACTTCGCAAGGTAAAAGTAACAGGGCAGTTGGTAGTTTAATATAGGGAGGTAAAACATGGCAGCAGATTATATCGTACAGGCCACTGGTGAGTCAACAATTACTTATCAGTACCCTATGGACCTTTCTCTTGGTGAAGACACTATCCCAGCTAACACTGGTGTAACTCTCACAGGGTTCAAACTTAACGACCAGTTCATTGATACTGCACAGGCTTTGCAGAACTCTGTACTTATTCCACTCCTTAATGGTGGAAGTATCCAGTTGACAAATGCAAATAAAGCCGGAAGTATTACATTTTCTGTTATTCGTATCGGCGCAAACTTCGACTCTACAAATAGTAAGTGTGATATTACAGCTATTGCAGACGCCCAGCGTAGTATTGGTGACTCTATTGGTGCTACTATCACAGTAGCTTGGAACTTCGATGGTAAAGCATATAGTATCATTTTCAAAAAATGTACTGTAGTAGATACACCTCCATTGAAGCTTGCCGGTAACGACGCTCCTTCTTACAATGTAACATTTAACTATGCTACTTGGGACTGGGGACAGCGCGGCGCATAAAACTAAAGCCCTACAGACTAATACTCTGTAGGGTATTCTGTTGTAAAGGAGACAATATATGGCAGAAACAAAACCTATTCGTTTTAATGATGAAGCACTCAATGATATTTCTAAGAACTATATTGAGTCAAGAAAAGACATTTCAGAACTTGAAGTTGAAGTTGATAAGATCAACAACATCGACCCACTTATTGTAATCAGAGCTGTAAGTTCAGGGCAGACTCCTGATGTAGCAGACCTCTGTAATATTGCAGAACTCTTGTTTGATGGTTCTACAATTAAGTTTATCCATAAAGACACAGTAGTGAAGAGTGTTATTTACGCTAAAGGACAGGGTAACAGACTTACTCTTGCTATTCCTGAAAGCTACTTGATTGATAAACTTCTTGACGTTACATACGCAATCTTGTTAAAAAAATCAACGCCGCAGTAAAGAAGCTCAGCAATACTGTCGGCGAAAGTAATAAAGAGAGCAGTAAGAATACAGACCCACTTGCTGCTCTCAGACAGATATTGAGCAAGAAAAAGACATTCGGTGAAAAAGTAGATGAGCAGCTGGGTAAGCTGCTTTTTCTTTATTACCGGTATTTGAAGAACTTTAATAGAGCACCTATTGACTTTGATGATATGATAGATGGTATAATCTATCTAGCATTAGATGGAGGAATTGATGGCTAAAGACGACTTGACCTTACAAATTGGATTTGAACCAGATATAGCTTCTCTTCAGAAAGCGGCTGAAGCAGGAGCAAAAGCATATTCAGAGAAGTTTAATAAAGCTATCGAGCAGAAACTTAAACTTCCTACAGGCTATACACGTCATTTTCAGCCAGGAAATCACCTGCATAATGCACAGATGCTTGCAGCTGATGACTTCATTAAGGACAGTGAAGTACAGAAATATACCCGGATCATGAAGGAAGCTGTGCTCAAGTCTATGGATGGGCTTGCTAAAGGTTTTCAAAGATGGTCAGGTCAATTAGTAGGTCAGGCTTACAATGGGCAGAGTGGCTGGGTAAACTGGGTACCTGGAAGATACCCTACACAGAATATGACAGTTCCTATTGGACTTCCAGCTCCAACAGGATCTGCTCCTTTAATGCTTGAGCATCCTTCAGTTATACAGGGTAGACAGGAATGGAAAGACTTTATAGATGATATAAGAAGTACCAAAGCAAAACGATATGTCATGGAAGAAAATCGTGCTAAGGATATTTCTAATCTGGATGTTATGCGTAAAGGTTTCAAAGGTACAAAAACTTGGAGCCCTAATCTTTACTATAATGCCGGCATTGAAGATGAAGCTGGGATGACCATCGCTCCGGAATTTTATAAACTTCGAGCAGCACAGTTCATCAAAGACCCTAACTACCGTACACAATTCGGAAGTCTCTTACAGGCTTATGGCGGACCTGAAGGCTTCTTTAATATGCCTGCAGCTTCTTCGTTTAAGTATCATCCACTGTTTGCGCATGGACAGGGAGGTCTTGTAAGACACACAGAAGCAGTAATGCAGGGTGTATATCAAGATGCTGTTAAAGCAGGTTTTTCTCCTAAAGATACCGATAAGCTCTTATTTGCCGCAGGACTTCATGATGCTATGAAGTATCAAGGTGGGCGGCCTAACGCTACACATGCATCTGATATGGCGTTTGTACTTGATCAGTTAGGCTATTCTGAAGAAGCAAGCTGGGTACGTACTCACATGGGTAAAGTAACAAAAGGCTATGGTAAAGGAGAAGGTCCAGCAGCAGGAAATAAATATCAAAAGTTAATTGCAGATACAGACTTTCTTGTTTCTAGGCAGTATGCACAATTAGCAGTAGACTGGCGGAGTGGCTCAATGACCCCAGATATGGATAAGCTTCGTACTATGGCTGTAGAACGAGGTGAAGGTAGATGGATTGATCCTAAGGGTCCACATACTGCACTCAACTGGGAACGTATAGTAAAGGATGAGAAAGAAGTAGAGAAGGGATCTAAAGACTGGCTATTAAACCTTAGAGACGTAGCGGGTGTGTTAGCAGTAATACACATGCTTATGAAGGGTATTAAAGCTGTAAAGAAGTTTGATGCTACAGCTACAGCAGCTACAGCTGAAGCAGCTGCAAATCTCCCTAACAGACGTTATTACGCAGGCTTTGGCGTATACGAAGCATTAAGAAATCAACAGGCCGCTGAAATAGCTGGGTTAGGTCTTAATGCTGTTAACCAGGACATTACTAACTTCTCTGCACAGCGTGGACAGATGTCACTCCTTGGACAGGGATTTGATCTTTTACCAGCTTCTATTCTTGGGCAGTTCCAGAATATGATGCAGTCTGGTGATGCTAATTCTGCATGGTGGAATACACTTGAAGCAGTAGCAAAGAGATATGACAATGCAAGCCAGAAAGAAAGAGAGCAGCTTCAGACACTCCTTGATAAGACTCTTGGTAAAGCAGCTACTGAACTCTTAGCTTATGCTAGGAATAATAATACTTCTATAGAAGCTCTTAGAACACTCAGAGAAAATCCTAACTACTCTGCATATGCAGAAGTAGAAGGCATTAACGCGGAGATCAAGAAGTTACAGAAGAGTATCAGTGCTACTTATCAGACTCTCTATAATGACTGGGAGAAACTATTTGGTATTCCATTCCGTGCATGGTGGGATAACTTCCTTAAAAACACCGTACCAGGAATAACTAAGACAGTGAATGCCTCTGTAACACAACGTGAAATTACTGAGTCACTAAAAGAGCAAGGCTACTCTTATGGTTTTGGAACAGGGAATCATATTATTACTAGCTCCATGAGGGCGAAAGAGGACATATACTATTCTCTTACTGGGAAAAATATACCAGTTAAATACTACCGGTCAATAGGAGGTCTAGACAAAGCAGTATATTCTGCTGTAAATGAAAAACTGGATGCTCTTGGAATATCTGGAAATTACAGAGAAGAAATAGTAAATGACTTTTTATCTCCTTTACTTGACACTAAGAAAACTGAAACAGACGTAGAAGCAAGAAACTTTGCTTATGACTTAGCAGAGTATCTTAAGACTGGTGTTACTGATAAGGCTGAGATTAACTCATGGCTAGAAAACTATTTTAATAATGTTCTTCCTACAGTACGAGTATTGCCATTCACTAATACAAATGACCAGACTATACTGAATAGGCTTAATAACCCTGGAGAATTAAATATTAACATCTACACAGAAATGAAAGAATCTGGTAGACTTGATATAACAGGTATAACTACAGATGGTGGTAAGGACATTCTTAGTAAGGTAAATGCGATACCATCAAGAAAATAAGGAGGCAGTATGTCATTAGACTTAGCAACTATTGGAGTAAATATAGCAGCAGTAGCTGGTGAGGCAGCTATTGCATCTATTACAGGTATAGCAAAATCAAGTGGAGGAGAAGCATGGAATGATATTCTACAGTCATTAACAACTCCTACACTTTGTTATGTGCCTATATCTTGTGACAGCATTGAAGAAACGAATGAGGCTGACATTGCTAATACAATGATTATCGCTCAGGATGTTATACAAAAGAAATATCTTACAGATAATGTGGCTCCTAAGCCACGTACTTGGGATATTCATGGATATATCACAGCACTTCTTCCTATTGTAGAAGACAGACTGTTGATCAAACCTACTCTTCTTACACAGCGTATTATTCTTAATAATGCATTACGGTCACGTAACACTGTACCATTTAAGACTGATACAGGTGAAATTGTTGATGTAGTTATTACACGACTAAAAATGAAATCACTATCTAATGCACAGAATGCCTATGAAGTAAGTGCTACTGTACAGGAAGTAGAGGTACTCGAAACAACTACGAATGATGTTCTCCAGCTTGATGATATAGCGAAGGAGTCTACACCATTAACAGTAGTCAAGAACCTAGGGACATGTAGTATTGTAGCTGGTACAGTTTCAGCTGCAGCACTTGTTGGTTCATTAGTAAAATAGGAGGAAGTATGAAAAAGTATTTTGTAGCAATTCCAGACACTGTAAGTGAGAACTCTATCTTCAATGTTAATACCGGCTCAAGTCAGTTTATCATTGAAGCTAAGTTTGATACTGATCCTATCAGTGATACTTATAGCCACTGGGTGCTTGTTGTAAACAGAATTGTTGGTGATGATACAGAAGAACGCTGTATCGTTGTAAATCCTAACTGTAACTACTTCCCTTCCGATGAAGTTTATTCTGTTGTTACAGTATACGACGGTGAGGCTGTAGGCCTGAATGACCTCAGCAAAGTAACACTCGTATTTGTAGTGAGAGAAGAAGATGAGTAGCCTTAAGAAACTTCGAGCACTTATGTCAAATGTAACTAACCTGTATGACAGATACATTAACCTTACATTTGTTAGTAAGAATGGTAATATGTGCAGCATAGTTACTCCTAAGACAGGGGTAAAACCTAACATCGCAGTACAGCTTAAAACAGAGCCAAGTGATATGGTATCTCAGTTCACTATCAGTATAATGAACTGTACTCTTGATGTCAATCTGAGTGAGTTTAATTATATTAAGGTAGAGATGGGATATTCTAGTAGTAACGAAGCCTTTGCGTTCGAAGGGCAGATTTACTCTGTATTTCAAGAAGCACCAAATCCTAATGGTATTTTGTCATTTCAAGGGGAAGTAGGGTATACTACAGCATATGTAAATAGCATGCCTTTAAGTATTTCATTACCAGAAGATCCTATTGCCATAGAAGATTTAATCAATCTTGTATTGAATAACATAAACACAGCAATGCGTGCAGCATCTGGTAAACCTAATACTACACTTATTCTTGAAACAGGTAGAATACCTAGTGATTGGACAGGACAGACTCTAGAGTTTGCAGGAAGTACAGAGCAATTCCCTAATGCATATAGCGCAGTATCATGGCTTAATACTGTCTTATTGTCTTATGCTTATTCAAAGGAGCTTCCTCCTGTATTCACATTCCTTACTGAAGATCGTATGATAATCAGTAGTAATGTTGCTTCTGGAAAAGGTCCTACACTCTTGTCTCTGTCATTAGTGAATAGTATTGCGGCGCAAGGTACACATGTTATTGTAAACTGTCCGTTTGTTCCTAGTATAAAAGCAGATTCCTGTTTTTACCTTACTGCAAGAAACTACACCGCTGTTCTTAACGTAGATAAGATTACAGCTTTAGAGCCTATAACATTACTTAAGGTATATCAGTCTGAAATAAAGTTTGCTACGGCTGGAACTAATCAAATGCGGCTAGACTGTATTAAACTTGATACTAATAAAGATGGACAATTGTCTAGTCTTAATCTTCTTTATCAGGGGTAATTATGAACTTAATAGAATTTAACGCAGCACTTGGTGGTATGAATGGAGTAAGTATCATACAAGGTATAGTTAAACGGATGAGATTTATTGACTATGTAAAAGTAACAAAGGTCAATGGAAACTTCGTCGATGGACAGCGTGGGGATATAATACTTACTAATATGGAAGTACTCTCTATTGGTGGTAACGGCTATGCAATAAACATTACGCCAAAAGTAGGTGATATTGTTATGGCATTCTCCAGCCGTACATACATCAAGGATATGAAAGACTTCAAACAGGACACTGGTGTAGACAGCTATTGTAATTCAACATTGAAATGTATTCCTATAACCAGTGTTGATAACGCGGAGTCTACCATCATTATTGATGAGAACGGTTTCAGTTTTACTGATGCTAATGATAATAGTATTACTGTTAATTCAGATGGTATAAACCTTGCTGATGGAAATAATAATACTATTACTATGTCGTCAGATGGAACTGTAATAAACGGAAAACTCACGATAAGCAACTAATGATACTTTTTGAGGTCTCTTAATATGCGTTTTCAGAGACCTTTAATTATTACCTAATATAATTTGACTATGTTAATATTCATAATATTATTAAAGGAGATATGCTTATGGGTAAACCTATAGTAGTCAAGGGCTGCACCATACTTATAAATGGTGGGGTTATCCAGACACCTACACCATTAACAATAGACACGGATCCAGACCCTGATGTTACTATAAATAACATTGATACATACTTTGGAGATGTAGATGTTACTGTTCCACAGGGAGCATCTGGGTCTGCTGGTACACTTAGTAAACCTGTAAAAATAAAGATCACCGCTACTGGTGAAGGGGTAGAGACTTCTCTTGGTAAGGCTCTGGTGTTGAATGACCAATCCAGTGGAGAAGATACTGGCACTTTTGTACAGGGACAGACCTCAACTGATGTACCGTTAACTCTTGTAATAACCGATGCAGGACAGACAGATGTGACAACAGGTTAAAAAGGACGGTTTACAAAACCGTTCTATTATAATAAAATATTTGTTTGGAGGAAGATATGGATCTGAAACTATACACAGCTGAAGACCCAGAAGTAACAAATTATAACTGGGATATAGATGTTGTAGACGGTGTACCTATCACTATTGAAGGTGATGAAGAGATAGGCCAGCTTGCAACTGTAGCAGCTTATCTTGCTTTGGGCTCAGTGCCTCTTATGGAACATAAGGGTAATGACTGGGCTGGTTACCTGTTAAATGGTAAGACACTTACACAGGTAGATAATCAGGTTCGAAAGAATATTACTACATATACTAATGCAATTAACTATGCACCAGTATATACAATAAGCAATGAAAAATTAAATATTAACATTGCTAACGTACAGATCAACACAGGAGCTATGTAATGGTAGAGTTCGAAGGAAGAGAATATATTGTAGATGACCCTACAACAAATGCGTATAACTTACTGAATTATGTAAATCAGTATATGCTTGATAATGAAGTAAAAGGTAAGAACGGAGAAATAGTACAGTTTAAGATCAACCTTGCTTCTCCTATCTGGCTCATCATTCTTGGTGTTGGCTATATAGCTACTGTGATCCAGAAGATCCTCTTTGCCGTAGCGAACGCTTTTTCTATTAATAGTTGTAGTGACCAGCAGGTATTGAACCTTGCACAGATCGCGCGTATTGACAGAAAACAGGGAGCATATTCAACAATGATTATGCGTGTAACAGCAAGTGCTGATGGTCCCGTGACTATTACTCCTGCTGATACTGTTACAGTACAGTATGAGGAAGAAGAGTATATTTTCACTCCAGTAAATGAAGTTACCATTGATGAAAATGAAACTGATAGTGTATATATGATCGCAGACAAGATCGGGCCTGTCTATATTACTTCTGATAGTATTACAAAGTTTGATACTGATATAGAGAATATTGCGGAATGTACAAATGAAGGTTCAGTGCCTGGAAACAATCTGGAAAGCATCTCTACATTACGTACACGTATTCAGGAAAATGAAACAGTAACTCCTATTGATGCTGCTATCAACGCATTGAACGCACTTACTGGTGTAGGTAGAGCAAACCTGTACTACAACCCTAACAACAATATTGACGTGACTATTGCAGGTAGAACTATACCACCTCGTTCAGCTATTCTTTTTGTACAGGGTGACAGTGAGGAAATCGCTGAGGCATATTACAGCCACATGATGGCACCTACTGTTATGACAGGAAGTGATGTAGTAATTCAGTCATTTACAGCAGCTAATGGGCAGACTTTCGACATTGGGTATTATCCACCTGACGCAAAGACTATTTACGTTCATCTTGATATTAACCAGTCTTTGCCAGAGGCACAGGTCACAGCTATCAAGGCAGAAGTGGCTAAACTTTCTAACTCACTGCCTATGGGTACAAGCTATACACAGTCATATATGCTCGATCAGCTTTCCGACAGTGTATACTTCCAGTATATTGTTGGTCTTGAATTGTCCCTGGACAATGTTAACTGGTATAATATCGCTCAGATGGATGTCAATAATCTGGGTATTATTATCACAGATAACGTTTCAATCGAGGTGATCTAATGGATAGAGAGTATGTAGCTAGACAGCTTAATGGGCCTATAATCAAAGGTTTCATTAAGTGTGTTTATGACTTTCTGCATAGAACTGTAGAGAGTAATAGAGACTATTTTGGTGGCCTAAGTATTGATACGGCTGAAGCATATCAACTACAGGTAATTGGACAGCTTATGGGCTTACAGCGTTTCAAGTTGACAAGTACCCAGGCCGATATGGATAGTCTCACATTTACCAGTGGCTATGGACAGCAGGTAGGTAATACAGGTTTTGCTATTGAATATGTAAATAAATCAGTAACTCCTGACTATCCTGCAGGTAAGTTTACTGAGACAGAGTATGCGTCTGTAAGTAAACAAGTAATTGACTATGAAACTTACAGAAACTTATTAAAGCTTCTTGCTAAGTATAAACAGATAACTAACATAAACGTTATTATCGAGCTTATACATATTGCTTTAGATAGCTACAATTTTGAACTTGTACAGGACACAGCATATCTTGACTACTATGATGTTATAGTAAAAGATACTTCGCCTGAGTCAGAGCTTACTGACCTTGCAAATCTTTTGAACAGTATGTATAAAAACTATATACAGTTTAATATTACAACGGAGGTGTAATATGAAAGAGAATACAATTGAAAATATTGGTGAATATGCAGTTGATGAGACTGTCGTAAAAGAAATGCCTACTGGGGTTAAATATACATCCGGTGTGCAGGTAGGTTGGACAGCTCCTGCAAAATGGTGGAACGCTCTCTGGGGTGCAGTAACAAAACGCCTCGGGGAAATCTTCACAACAGTACAGTCTATCCACGAAGAAATTAAGAATGCCTGTGGCGGGACCCTTGACCCTTCTACAAATACTCAGTTGAAATCTGTATTTGATGGTGTTATTGAGGATATTGATAATGTTGAAGAGTCTCTTAGTCAGTCTATTAATGATGTTGAAGAGTCTCTTAGTCAGTCTATTAATGATGTTGAAGAGTCTCTTAGTCAGTCTATTAATGATGTTGAAACAGCATATAAAGCTGAGGATAATAAACTAATTAAACTTATCTTGTCAATAATGTTAGGCAGGTACTGGTCACAATCTAATATTACATCAGACTATTTCACAGCTGTATACTATGCAAATGGCGTATGGGTTGCTGGTAGTGATTATAGTAGTAATAAAGGACTG